ACGCCGTGGCCGCTTTAACGGTGACGCGCCGCGGCGCACAGTCCGCCTTTCCGTCACGGGCTGAACTGGAGTCCTTTTTCGATTCTCGTGTTTTAGACCAAGCGCGCTAAAGGACGGTACGTGAAGATATAGCATGTTAGCCAGACGCACGAGCGTAAAACGGCTCTCTCTCCCTTGTGCCTCGGGTTAACATGGTGCGAACCTACGATACCAACGATGAAGACAACCGCGATTGCTCCTAGTGCGCGCATTGGCATGGTGTTTGGTATAGTAGTCCTAAGTCGTTGCCGCACAATAGCCACCTACTTCACCAAATCGCTACTTCACCAAACACCATCAATTAGTAGGTTTTAAAGGCTTTTTTTGGGAAAAAACAGCCCGCACAGCGGCGACCGAATCTAATTCCAGGCGAAGGACTCTAACCTGGGGTGCGTCCTAACTAAGGACGGAGATAGCCGTTGGAGCGAGTGGAAGCCTACAGCCCGCCTTTCATCCACGTCAAAAATCAAGAACGAAGAACGAAACTCATTTCTCGAATCCCCTCCTCATGTGGGATAATCGCGCACATGAAACCCGTCGGGAATCTCACCACCGTCCATGTTTAGAGGTAGCGCGGATATTACCTCGTGAACTGTCAGCGCTGCGACCGCTAGGGACTCTCTCGCCATGCCGCTCCCTAACGGTCCCGGCTCTGAAGCATGCCTTCGGCGCGGATCCCTGGATTGGACCAACCCCGAACTCTGGCGAACCTAATAGGAGACAACCTTGTTCAAATTCATTAAACGCCTGTTCAGCCGCAAGACCATGCCGCCGTCCCTATCCGGAGGCCAGTGGTCGGGCACGGCATTCACCGACAGCTACAAACGCAACCGCGCACCAACCGCAAACGAACTAATGGCGGAACTAAAGGGCGTGGCGTGGACATGCGCGACCCTAAACGCGGCCGCATGCGCGAGCAACCCCCCGATACTGTACGTAGGCTCAAAGATGTCAGACAACGCCCCGAAGTGCAAGACGCGCCGCGTAGGCACGAAGGTCGCCAAGAGCCTGTACAAGAAGCCGCACCTACGGCCCCTGCTCAAGACGTTCGACACCCTGGACGAGGTAACGGACCACCCGTTACTCGACCTGCTCTACAACGTCAACCCGATCCACAATCAATTTGATTTATTTGAACTGACGACCCTGTACCAAGAGGTGCACGGCTCAGCGTATTGGTACCTCGACCTGGGCCCGCTCGGCACGCCCGAGGAAATTTGGATACTGCCGTCGCAGAACATAACGCCGATCCAGGCCGTCGGCAGCAAGAACATCGTGGACTACTACGAACACCGCACCGGCACCAAGGTGGCGAACTTCCCGGCAGAATGCATCATCCATTTCCGTTACCCGGACCCCCGCGACCCGTACAAGGCCGGCATGTCGCCGCTCAGGGCAGCCTTCGAGGATGTGAGCCTGGTGTCGAGCTACGCAGCCTTCAAATCGGCCAAGCTGGAGAACAGGGCCATCCCGGACGCCCTCATCAGCCCGGACGAAGTGATAGGCGAGGAAGAACGCGACCGCATGGAAGCGCAATGGAATCAGAAGTTCCGCAAGGGCGGGGCGGGCCGCGTCCTGATCAGCGAAGGCCCCACCAAGATTCAGCTCCTATCCCAAAGCATGGGAGACGTGGCCCAGCTCGCGGAGATGGGCAAGACCAAGGAAGACATCGCCAACGCTTTCCACGTGCCGCTGGCATTTCTGTCAACGAACACGAACCTGGCGAACCTCCAGGCGGCCGATTACCAGCACCTCAGCAAAGCGATCAACCCACGCCTACAACGCCGCGACGAGAAGATGAACGAGCAATTGGTGCCCCTCTTCGACCCCACTGGCCGTCTCTTCCTGGCGAGCGAAGACCCCTCGCCGCTCGACCCCGAGGAAGTGTGGCAGACCTACAAGGTGAACATGCAATACGGCGTAGTCACCATCAACGAGGCCCGCGACCAATGGGGCTTGCCATGGGTGCCGTGGGGAGAACGCCCCTATTCACCGATCAGGCCCAGCGAAACACCCCTCGGACCGGACGACTACCCGTCGGGCGACGCCGGCGACGACGAGACGGCCGGAGCCGAGGCGGATTAATTTCAAAGCCAGAGGCTTCCGGCTTGAAGCCTCCTAAATATTATTTGCTGACCGCAGAAGGAGACACACATGACACGACAGCAGCTACTAGGAACGATTAACCAGGCCCACCACGACGGACGCATATCAACCACGTCCACCTTACGCCTACTGGCCGACGCATGCGACAGCACACGCAACCCCGACGACATTGAACGAGCACTCAACCACAAAAGGGAAGCGAAAGCCCAACTAGACCAGAACATAGACGCCGTAGTGGCCGCCCTACGCGTGCTAGTCGGCCACACCTAAACGCAAGGAGCACGGCCATGGCCAACGACCAAGAACTGGACGAGCCCCGCATGGAGAAGATGCTGCAGAGCATCACGTGGCGGGCGAAGATCAAAGGAAACCTACCCATGAACAGAACCGACCTGCAGAACCTGAGCGACCAGGCGTTAATGTTAAACCGCATCACGCCAGCGGCGGCCGCCACACTCCAAGCCGACATGCGCAACGCCAACATGTCGGTGGCGACGATACTGGCAGCCGCCAACGCGGCCATCCAGACCAAGGCGACCGCAGACGGAGTACTAACGTCAGACGTGGATACGCAGTTAGCGGCAGCAATAGGATTGTCAACCACCCTGTGAAAGGAGGCACCCAATGACCAGAGAGGCCCATGACCTAACCGAAGAACTCCGAGACCTCATCGACGAGATCAGCGACCTGGACGACAACGCCCTGGCCGTCAAGCTCCTCGACAGAGCCATGGAGTACACCAAGACCGTGAGGGACATATGCGAGGCAATGACCGACTCAGGCCCCGAAACGCCGAACCCGACCCCTACGCCGACCTCACCTGGCGAGCCATTGTCGCCAAGCTGCGCGGCGAGCTCGACGCCGAGGGAGCAAGAATCGCCCTCGACGCCATAAAGACCAGGCAGCACCCAGCGGCGATTGAGCGAATCATCGCCGAACATTCAACCGATACCATCAGGAGGCAAGCATGAACGAGTACCGCGATGTACGGCGAGCCATCAACCACGCCATGCACAACGGCCTGTTACGGGCCAGCGACTGCAGGCAGACCTTGACCCTGCAAGCCGCGGGCATGCCAATCGCCGTGATCCTCCAGTACCTACAGACCATGATCACCTACGCGCACAAAGCGAGGAACCGCAGCAATGAGCAGTTTCGACAAAACGTACGGCAGCGAAGGGCCGCTGGGCTTTCCGCTATCGAGCAAGCAAGCCAAGAACCTGGAAACCTTGTTGAAGGCATTGCCCAGGACGAAGGAGTTCGAGTACCGCAAGACGATACTCCTGAAATCCCCTTCTGAGGTCAAGGCCGAAGAGAGAAGCGACGTGTCGTGGATTTCGACGGAGACGCCCGACCGCTACGAACACGTCATGTTCGCCAAGGGCATGAACGACTCGCAGTATGCGATGAACCCAATTGTGACCCTCAACCACGACTACCAGGCCCCACCCATCGGCCGGAGCCTGTGGAGGAAGTATTTCAAGGACGGTGACACCAAAGGCATCAAAGCCAAGACCGTATATCCGCCCATGCCGGCGACCTGGCCGACAGGGGAGACCTGGATACCCGACAAAGTCTTCGCCCAGATTCAGGCAGGACTCCTGAACGCCAAAAGCATCGGCTGGCTGCCGACGAAGGCGCACTACGCCGACACCAAGGACGTGAAGGAGAACAACTGGCCGGCGGGCGCCCTGATCGTGGAGGAATGGCTCCTAGTCGAGTACGCCGTCGGCTCCATTGGGGTAAACCCCGAGACAGTCACGGAGACGGTCACCAAGACGGTAGCCCCAGAGCCGGCGGCGGTTATTCCGCTCAGCGAAACGAACAAGCTAGTCCCGGCAGTAGTTCCGTTCACGACCCTCGACCAGCTGGAAAAGGTGTTAGCCAGCCGGATTGCGGGCAACGTGAAATTGGACCAGATCGTGCAAGACGTGTTGGACCGGAAGAGAGGACGAGTGTAGCAGCCCAGCAATCGTGGAGGATCAACCCAGCCGCAGGAAGCGCACCATCAAAAGGAGTAGACCGTGAGGAGTCCGCAGGAGATCGAGCACTACTACAA